TAACGATAGTTGCACCGTCTAATAGGTCTATGTTCTCTAAGCCAGCTCTTAGACGTGTCTCCATCTCATTCAAGATAGGGTCAGCAGCTTGTTGTCTCTGCTTTCTGCGGGAGGTCTCACCTGAGCCACTAGAGTCTCCTCTAGCATTTAGGTGCATAGAGTTAGCATAAGCACCAGTGTCTACAGGAACGCTAAACGAGAGGTAATCAATAGCTTCGTCTAGTGCATCGTAGATGCGTCTTTCAGCAGCTTGTTGAAGTCTCTTAGTCTTTTTCTCTATCTGAGCTTTACGAACTGTAACCTGCATTATTCCCTCACGTCACAGATGTAGCAAATAGTTTGACCTGCAGAGTAAATGGTAACTACGTTTGTGATATTTACTTTATCACCGTTACCTAAGATCTCATCTTCTGTATCAGGACTTACAGCTAACCCCAGAGCGGAAATAAGGCACTTACGCATACCACGCTCTACATTACCTAGATCAGAGACACCTAGCTCGTAGTTGTAGAAGTAGGCAGTAACACTGTAGTCGTCTGTAGAAATGCCAGATACAGTACTAGTGGCAGGGCTATAGGCACCGTAAGACTTCTTACGAAGTGTAAGTGACTCACCATGCTCCTCTACAAGCTTTAAGAGGTCGTATGCCCTGAAGCCCATTAGTCATAGTCCCGAATGTACTGAGAGTCATTAGGCGGATTATCGAATTGCCCTTTAGAGAACGCAGGATCAGGACGATCTGTGAGTGCTCTATTGGCATCAATAACAGCGTTAGATATACCACCTGCACGTAAGCTAGCTGAAGTCATTGAGTACTTCTGTCCCTGCTCACGGAGGTCTGCAGATAGGGCCTTATATTGTTTAGCGAGATCGCTATAGTTAGATGATAAAGCCCCATCTAGTTTTGTAGTAACTCTACGAGCAAACTGTGCAGCGATAGTAGCTGCTGCCCAAGAGCCAGCAAAGTAAACATTGTCATTGGACTCAGTTAAAGCGAAAGTGATCTCTTCGTTCTTAACAAGCTGGTCGTTAGTGTCAGTGTCTCCTATGAGAAGACGCACTACATTCAGACGACCTGAAGCCGTTGTTTTGTCAAGATCAGTTTCGTCGTAAGTCCAAGCCATTAGTCAGCCTCAAAATGTCCGTAGTTTCTTCGCCAAGAGCGTATCAAGCCAACTTGCTTGTCTTTTACTCGAGAGCTGCGACACTTCTTCTTATCGAACTCTGTAGAGTTTTTAGTCTTTGCTTTAACCTTAGCGTTAATAGTCTTTACGAGAATTTCTAGTTGTTCTAGGGTCATCTCTTCTAGACCATCACCTACAGGAGCTGCGACTACTTCCTCTAACTCTTCGTTGTGATGAAGATGTGTCTCATTATAAAGACGCTCGATCTTATCTTTGGGTAGCCCCCGTTCCTTCCATGGAACGAGAGCACCTTTAGGATATCGCCTGCCGCTTAGCAGAAGTCCATTAGGAGTTCTTACAAAGACAGGCTTGTCGTATTGGAAAGGTGGTCGGGTCATTCACCTACTCCTTATGACAATACTGTGTTGAAGAATACACCTAGATCAGCACCTACAACCTTTTGGTCGTAAGCCATGTTTGCTTCTAGAAGTTCTGCAACACCTTCAACACGTAGGAAGTCACCAGTATATGAGCGGATGTCAATACCGTAACCAGATGCGTTATCTAGTTCATTCCATGTGAAGTTGTAACCTGCTGATGGGACCATCAAGCCTGCTGATGTTGGAGCGTAGTACAACGCAGCTTTCTTAGTTGCTACGAAGTCTAGTGACTCTGCCAAACCTTCTTTAGCTGAGTTCTCAATCGCGTCTACGATGTAGTACTCTGCAACCTCGAAGATTTCAGCTAGTTTAGCTTGTGTTACCAAAGCAGTGTTAGTAACTGTTGCACCGCCGTTGATACGTGCAAGTACGTCTGGGTGGTTGACTAGTGTGTCGTGAACATCACGAGTAACAACCATTTTGTTTGGCTTGAAGCCACCAGAAGCTTTCTGCATCGCACGACGAGCGTTAGTTACGTCTACGATTGGTGTTGAGTTTGTGTAGTCATCCCACTGTGTGACTTCTGCTGCAGTGTCGTTAGCTGCATTAGCAACACCAGTGTATTCTGTAGTCCAGATACCTGTACCAAAGAATGTTGACATGAAACGGCTCTCACGGTCAATCAATAGATTGTGTGTTAGCATTTCTGATGCACCACGACGAATGTCTAGTGCTGTGTCAGCGTTGGCTAGTGTCTCGAAGTCAAAGTCTGTTGACAATGAGCGAACTTCAGCAGTGTAAGTCGCTGTTGATAGGCTCATGCCGATACGTTGCGAACGAGTACGTGGAGCGCGAGCAGTTACTTCGTTGCGGAAGAAGTTCTCACGGTCATAGATGTAGTACTTGTTAGTCTTTTTATCGACTGGGACGTTTGGGAAGACCTTATCAGCAATAAAGTTGTTTTGGTCTTGTAGGTACGCTACTGTCAAGTTTGTTAACGGCTGATCAATATGTACCTGAGAGGCTGTTAGCATAGGCATTTGTTATATTCCTTCCTACTCAGATTAAGCTGGGACTACGTTACCGCCTTGGATCAACTCCATAGCGATTACTTGACCGTCTACACCAGCTTCTAGTGCGTAGCCCATTACAACGTCACCAGTAGCAGCAGTTAGAGCTTCGCCTGATGCGTCAGATTGAATTTGCGCACCTGCAGCGATTGTACCGCCACATACGATGCGTGTTTTACCAGAAACAACAACAGTAGCTTCGCCACCTGCCGCTGGATCATTTTCTACGATACCGAAGCAACGCTCACCTGCTGCGTCAGCCTTATCGACTTGACCATCAGACTCTAGTGTTACGAAACGGAACTGGTGAGATGATAGGTCTTCACCAGCGATTAGTGTGCGTGTTTCACGCGATTCAGTTACAGCCATGATTACTCACCCTTTTCATAAGTTTTGGCAATGAGGGCTTTTCCCTCTGCTGTTTTAGAGATGGCATCAAAAGCAGCGTATTTGTTGACACCATGCTCTGCCGCATGTGCCTCTACCATCTTGTCTAGTTTAGCTTGTGGGTCTAGCATGTCAGCATCGACTGCTTTCTCACCCACTTCGTCCATTGCAGCAGCAAAGGCAGCATCTGCGCCCTTAAGTGCTTCTAGGACTTTTTCTTCCCCTTTGATGACATCTAGGAGCTGCATAGCAACCTCTACGTCAAAGTGGGGTAGTTCTGCTTCAGCAGCTTTGCGTAGTTCAACTTGACGCTTCTCTACTGCAGCCGCTTCAAGAGCTTTCAAGACAGGAGCAGGGATGTCTGATTTAACAACCATCTCACCTTCTACTTCAATCGTCTCTACTTCTTCTTTCTTCTCGATTGCATCAGCTTTGATAACAAAGCCGTTCTCGATAAGAGCTTTACGAAGGTCCTCGTTCTGAGCTTTCAGTGTTTCCACTTCTGCCTCTAGGACATCCAAGCTTAGGTCTACAGGCTCTTCATCAGACTTTTTCATGTCCATTTCATAAGCCTTCATAGCCTCTTCTTCATTCATTCCTTTGTCCATGTAAGGCTTTAGTTTTGCCTTTAGGTCATCGGACATTTTTTCGACTTCATTAGTCATATCAGATTCCTCTGTATCGCGCTTAAATAGGGCAACCTTGGCAGACGCATTAGCTGGGCGATCCACCAGAGATAACTCATCAAGCTCTAGTTGTTTAAGAAGGTTCATCTATCTTCTCCTTAATCGCACGACCACCAATGCTGAAGGCCGCAAGTTCACCAGATTTGACCATTTTCCAGACTTGCTCGTCGTATACTTTATAAGCTACAACCCAGCCCTCACGGTCACTCTGTATGCCTAGGCTATCACCGATCTCTTTAGTGATTGGCAGAGAATGGATAACCATCCCTGTCTGTTCGCCTGTGTGCATGGTTTTACCGACACGAACGTTTTCCATGAAGTCATTCACGGCCTTAACCAACGTGTCTGGTTCGATTACGTCACCCTGACGGTCAACTACTCGTTCACCTTTCTCAGTAATGACAGAGGCCCATCCATAGACGATGCGTTGTTCGTCATCAGTCTTTAGGATTTGCCCTTCGATGTCTTTTGTTAAATCACTCACTGAAGTGCCTTTCTCCCACATACGGCAAGACCAGTAACGAGCAGAGGTCTTGTCTGATGCAGTGTCGCAAGAATGTCTGCTACGGAAGTTGGCACGAGCCTTAGGATCGTCTCGACGGATCTCCATGTTAGGATCACCAAAGGTAACCTTCTTGGTCTTGTCTCCGTCTTTCACGTAAACTCCAAACTTCTTGCTTGAGCCAGCAGGAAGTCTGAAGGGTTTGTTCAGGGGCTTATCGGCTTTATCAACCTGCTCCTGCGTTGGTAGATCGCTTCCATCCCAGACTTGTGATTTTCGTGTGCTGAGAGGATGTTTAGAAGGTAAGAGATCAGTATCATGCTTACCACTGCGGAAGCGGCCTGTACGGATGGTGCGTAGGAAATTGTTGACACGAGCCATAGCCCATTGTTCGGGAGAGGTTACAGTTGGACGCACAGACCCAGGATTAGTCTTGTATGCGCCTACCCCTCTATTGTATACTTGACGTAGCATAGAGGTGGTAACTTTACCTTTGTCTCCGTGCTTGTCATTGTGCTCTTTAACTTTAGAAGCTAAGGTGCTAGTCTCTACTTTAGTGACTTCTTCAATCACTGCAGATAGGATACGAGCTAAGAGGTTGTCTTCTTCTTGTTCTTCCTCTTCCTGAGGAATCTCTTGAATACCTGCAAGCTCTTTATGATAGCCAAGATAGTCATCATGAGTTTTACCCGGCATATAGTAAACCTGAGCGCCTACCTCATGAGTGTGGATGTCTCCATCAAACCCTAACATGAAGGATCGGCTACGGGCTTCTGCCGGGGTAGTAAATATGTCGTCATCCATCTGACGTTTCTTAACAGCAGCCCAAGCTGACTGGAAAGCACGTTGTTCATTTTTAGTATCTTCAAACACGGAATTAAATACCCTGCGAAATTGTGTATGCTTATCTTCAGGTACAGTCTGTCGTACTGCCTTAGGAAGTTCTGAATTACTGGAGTAGGGCATTAGAGTACCTTAGCTAAGTAGCCTTTGAATACCCCATAGACCACTGCGTTATTTGAGTCTGACTCTGCTGTAATACGAACGTCTGCATTCTTCGGAACAATAACAGCAGGATCTAGTTCTACATTCCAAGGACCGCCTGAGGAAGCACTGATGGCTGCTTGTTGTACAAAGACCTTACCTGCCTGACGTATCTCTAAGAAGAAGTCCACAGAAGCATCTTGCTTTTTACTTACAGACCCGAAGCCTCCTGTGAGGATGTAGTAGTCTGTGTTGCTGAAGGTAGTGGCACCTTTGAGAGAACCTTGTAGTCCTGCAGGGATATCAATGTGTATCTTCGTAGCATCTGTAGGGATACCAGTGGAAATAGTGGTGTCCTCATATACAACTACACGACCCTGAAGCTCTGTACCGTTATTGTTATAAATATGAGATACACGAGCTAGTGGGATATCTAGTGCCACTGTGTTCTGGCCATTGAGTGTTACAGTCTGCGTCAAGAAGGTAAACTTGGAGTCTGTACCAGTGTCTGTTACTGTATGGCCTTCAATGAAGATCTCTTGGGTATCTAGAGCTGATGAGGAAGAGATATGTGTAATAGCATTGCTTACTACATAAGTCTCGTTACCACCTGCAGTCCAATCTGTCTCTAAGCTGTTAGCAGGCATCTCTCTAGACTTACCAAACTTAATCAGAGACTTAGCTTTTTTGTCTATAGATACTTGATCACCAAAAGTCTGATAGATCTCACGCTCGGCTTGAACAAGTCTACCGTCTGGGACTTCGTAGTTTCTTCTTCCCCAACCACCGATCATCTTTTGTATTTCCCGTATCTCTTGTAGAGTTATGTTGTTAGGGTCTTTAGTTTTGCCTAGGACAGGTCTGCCTGAGAGTATGTTGAACAGTTCTAGCTGGTAGTTGTTGTACTCAGCTTCTGCTACCCCGACTACTGGTGCTCCAGTTAGTATGTTCTCGGAGCTTACAGTCTCCTCTTCGTCCATGTTAGCTACAGAGACTGCAGGAGAGCCTGTAACTAGGTTAGAGGGGGCTAGGGTATGGCCTTGGTTTATAGTGGCCTGAGAGACGCTCGGAGAGCCTGTGACGATATCTGAGGGGACAACAAAGTTGTCGTTGATGATAATCTCACTGGCTTCTGTTAGAAGGGAGTAACCAGTCTCTATAAGTATCCTGTTAAAGTCAGGAACATTGAGATTTAGATAATCACCAGACTCTATAAGTAGGGGGCTAGTATCTTCCTGTAGTACCCTGCGTGTCATATCTCATGACCTCTGTTATGCAGGGTCAGGGATACCGATAGTAAATGACCCTAAAGTAAATGTGTTACCAGTTTCCACAACTTGGTTTTCAGTCAGAGAGCTAGTTGCCAGTAGGCGGGAGTTCACTGTGTCTACTATAGCATAGTGGGTAGTGGTCCCTGAGGCAGTTATACTGCCATCTTCTACAGCGGCTACAATAACCTCTCTACCACCACTAGGTCTGTCTGAGGGAGAAGCGATGGTTAGGCTTGTAGAGTTACCTAAGGCGTAAGTACTGTTAGCCTCGGTGTAGGTTGTAGCCTCTTGTGAAGTCAGCAGTATCTTGTCAGCCTCTGTTGATAGTATAGAGAGGCCCTCATCAAATACTCTATCAGCTAATGTCGCCATTCTCGGTTACCTTCTTGGGGGGAAGCTCTGCGTTAGCCAAGAGAGCGTTTACGATATCGTCCTGATCACTGAGATCAATATTAGCGCCGTTCAAGTTCCGTAGGTAGCTACCAAGCTCACGTAGATCATGTGGTGCTACATCTCCTGCACAGATCTTAGGCATCAAGTCAAAGTTAAGACCATTCATGTGCCAAAGTGGTTCTACCAACTGCTTATT